ATATTGAGCAAATCTAATCATTTGGTTTCCCTATTTTTCCTTATTGTATCTCTCATACGTGCACGATCTAGCATGCGATCATGCTTGATTTTATCGGCTTGTTTTTCTCTTTCAATTCTTTTCTTTGCTATAGATTGCATTTCATTTTCGCCAAACATCTGTTTAAATCTCTTAGTGTGCACACTAGTCTTTGTCTTTGCATCAGCATCACCAGGAGCAGGTTTATACGCTTGTGGGTCATCATCAGACATTTTCGCTTGTTTTTTAAACTGAGCATCGCGTTTAATTTTAGTAGACTTTTTCAAACCTTTATGATAACTTGCAGGTTGACTGCCTTTACGATCTCCGATATCTGGATCTTCTGATTCTTTAGGTACACAGTCTTCATCAACCTTTTCAATTGCATCTAGCCATTTACGATAGGTATTGCTAGTTCCTTCAACAATAACATAGTTAGAGCCTAGTCTTTGAATAGTACCAAGCTCACCAGTATCTTTAATAACTACCTGATCACCTTGTTTAAATAATTTACCATCAACATATGATTCTCTTAATTCAGATACTGATTCTAATTGAACATAATTTTTAAATTCTTTTTCTTCTTCTAGACCTAAACCTTTACGAACTGAATTGAAAATCTTCTTTGCATCCGCATTGCTGACTATTTTTGGTAAACCTTGACTAAAAGTTGTGAAATCGTTTGCTGCTGCAGCTTCGCGTTGTTTTGTAGCAGATGCTCCTTCAGCACCTTCGGCATCCGGATCCCTTTGACCAGCAGATATAACAGAAATCTTTTTAAAATTATAAAATCCGTGCCTACCCTTAACGCCATTATATTTGTTTAAAAGAACATCAAATTCTTTTAATCGATCATCTCCAACAACCATGGTTACATTCACAAATCCTTCTTCATACATCGATGACATAGCATTAAAAACTGTTTTCACAGATTTGTTCAAAATAATAGAACGAGCACTACGAGGAAACATTTTTCTAACAAATTTAACCTTATCAACATATGATAAAGGATTTTTCTTAGAATCTTGTGTCTGGGACAAATAAACGCGATAAGGCATTTTTCCCGCTTTAGTCATTAATTTATCTAATAGTTTTCCATGACCAATAGTAGGAGGGTTCATTCTACCAAAAGTGAAAAAAACTTGTCTTTCTTCTTCAACTAAAAATTTACTAAAAGAATTAATCATTAACCTTTTTTCCGCGCTACTTCTTTTTTACGAATATCTTTATATAATCTACGAGCCAACATTTTTATACGTTTTTTTACAACAGGTTTATCTAAGCGTTTTTCTATTTCTTGTCTACGAGCAAATGATAATTCACTTTTATCGATGCCCTTAGTTATTTTTTTAAGAATCAATTTACGAGCCGCTTTTTGTGATCTTTTCTGAAGAACTTCAGGCTTTGCCATACGCTTTTTGGCACGATCTCTACCCAACTTAATTTTTGATTTGATTCTTCTAAACTGTCTGGATTTTGCTAGGCGTTGTCTGATATCTAGTGCTTCTTTTGTTTCAAAAGACTCGCCAATATCTAGTTTTTTTCTACGATAAGCGCGGTAATTTGTTAGCTCATCCTCACCAGGACGATACTCCGTTACATGCATGTCATTAAATGATAGGGGATTTTGTTCTAGAGGGGACTTGACGTCCATTTCCAATATGTCTTTAAAACGAAGCAGCTTTGACATCGTTAATTCCTTTTTAGGTTTATTCCATTATCGAGTTGGACTATCCCAACCCTTTAAAATACTGGGTGAAAAGTTGGCATATGAAAATTCCATACGATCAACAATTTTCACTGCATCACCACCAAGTTTATCTATTGCAACGTAGCCCTCTTGACCAGTAGTACGATATCCTTTATTTGTTTTCAAAAAAGTATCTACATTGCCTAGCTTATTAAGTATATTTATAAGTTTTAATTTCGCTAATACAATTATTTTTTGAAGTTCGAATATCTGTTTTAAAGATTCTTTGTTACTTGATGAAAAAAATAAAAGTAGCTCATTTAATTTTGCTTGTTGAGCAGTTTTACCTCTTTCGGTCGACCGCTTAGATATTTCGGTACGGTATCGGCTTTTGATCCAAGATATGAGATTATTGACATGTTGAGTTGTGTTTTGTACAACCTCACCTTTTCTAACATATGTGTTATTAAAAGTTTCAATTGTTTGCGCAAGTTTTTGATTCCTTTCAAGTTGGCGTAAAGTATTTCCACTAATTCTATTGAATATTCTTCCAGCTTCACTTAATAGTGCGTTCACTTCTTCTGTATCTTTTTTAGACATAGTATATTGAGTCAAATCTCTTAACATTGCATCTTGAGACCAAACATTTTTTGATTTCCTAAACTTACTTATATCTACACCATATGAAGCTTTTAGTTCTTCGAATGAGGATCCAGAGTAGCTCGTATGCCATACGATTCCAATTTTTGCTGCCTGTACTTGCTTGGCCATCTCCGTGCCAGCCGGTACTGCATATACAATTGTATTGGGGTGAAAGGTAATATAGTCTTTACCTTTGATTTTAGATTTTTTAAGATCGGCACTAGCATATAAAAAATCACCTTGTATTATTCCTTTGATTCCTAATTCAGGAAGATATTGTAAAGCGAGTTTAAGCTTTGCATTGAGATCGCCAGAAGTATCAGCATCAATGTCATCATCACTCTTGTATATTTTGGGAGATTTGTTAAAGATCCCCTTTTTCGCCACGAAGAATCGGTTATCACTAGGATCAGTCCCAGCAAAGACAGCAGGAGCACCGTCCCATTTAACAGATACATTACCGTCATGTTCACCTCCTAACATATCTCTCATTGATCTTAATGCCATGATAGCATCGCGAGTACCATTTACACCACCATAAAGAACTTTATCTTCTATGTGAGTCATATGAGTATTTTTTTGTTCAGTAATATAAGAACTAAAAGTTTCCATTTTGTTTAAAAGACAATAATGTCTCTTCCTTTACTAGTCTTATCTGTAATGACTAACCTGCCGGCACTATCACCTCTAGAAGGCGACTTACCATATATCTTAGGTATACCATTTTTATCAGATGCTTCCGGATCGAATGTCTGGTCAACTCTTCTAGCTCTTAGCCTAAAGAATAAATCTTTCGACTTTGCATACTTTTTTGCGTCAATACATTTACCATTAACAGAAAGTACACCATTATTAAAGCTTGAAATAACGTCCATAGGACCAATATACATGTAATCAATTGGACCACCCATAGGCTTATTACCTATGACAAGGAAATTCTTTTCTTTATCATTAAGTTTAGCATATGTATCAGGGACTTTATCGCCTGCCTTTAAACCTTTTTTAATGTGATTGTTATAAGCGGCTCTAAAAAATCTTGCAGAAATGCCAGGAATAATTGCTTCAACACCTCTTAAGCCACCACCGGCAAGAGATGGAGCACTTGGACCCTTCATCGATAAATTGATAATACCTTTAGAAGTAAATAACTGAACATCAGTATATGGCTCTGAACCAGATACTTGACGACCACTGTATTTTTCGGCTTTAATAACATTTAAAATAGTGTCTTCTTTTGTTTTTATCGTAATTGGTTTATCACCATTGGACTTTACAGCTTGAGAAACGGCTGCAACAAAAGCATTTTCTTGTCGTTCAGCCGCTAAACCAGCCTCGACTAAATAATTTTTAAAAGATTGCATTTTATCTCCAAGACTATAAATTACTATACTCTATTTATACAAAAATGTAAATAAAAAAAGAGCACCGAAATGCTCTTTTTCTACTAGATGTGTAGATTATTTCAAAGGAATAAGTCCTACCGCTGCAAGAGGGGAGTCTGCATTTTTTGACATCTTTGTGTAGTACTTCTTAAACTCTGCAAGACCGGGGATAACACCCATATGTTCGTTCTTGAAATAAACGAACAATGGACGAGATACCTTATATGATCCGTCAGCAATGGTAGCAAATGTAGGTGCTACACCATTTACTTTTGAACCTTGTACTTT